AAATGTCTTTTTAACAGCAAAGGAGTACAGGCGACTCAAAGCTGATTTCTCCGGGCTGGATGATCTAATCGAACAGCTTTCGGCTTATATCCAGTCTACTGGCAAAAAGTACACCGACCACGCCGCCACCCTGCGTATCTGGGCAAAGCGGCAGAAAACAGAACGAAAATCGACGCCGGGCATCCCGGACTACACATTCAAGGAAGGAGAAAGTCTATAAAGACGATAGAAAAAATTTTGGATCAGTTCCCATCCAGTATTCCCGAAAACACCGATGATTATTATGGCAAGGACGGCCTGCTTCATTGTGGAAAGTGTCACACCCCAAAAGAAGCGTTCTTTGCAAAGGGCATTGCCCTGATGGGCAAGAACAAGCACCCAATCGAATGCATCTGCCAGCGCACGGAAAGAGAAAAGCAAGAAACCCTTATCAGCCAGCAAAAGCACAACGACCTTGTGCGGCGGCTGAAAGCAGAGGGATTTTCTGACCCGTCAATGCTGGACTGGGCCTTTGAAAACGACAATGGCCGCAGCCCACAGATGCACCACGCACACCGCTATGTAGAGCAATGGCAGACCATGCGCGCAGAGAACCTTGGGCTTCTTCTCTGGGGTGGTGTAAGCACCGGCAAGAGTTTCCTTGCCGGGTGCATTGCAAACGCTCTGATGGAGCAGGAAGTGCCTGTGCGTATGACAAACTTCGCCCGAATCCTGAACGAGTTGAACAGCAGCTTTTCCGGGCGGAACGATGTTGTGGACAATCTCTGTCGCTACCCCCTGCTCATCATTGACGATTTCGGCATGGAACGTGGCACCGAATACGCACTGGAACAGATCTACAACATCGTAGACAGCCGATACCGTAGCCGGAAGCCGCTGATCGTCACCACCAACCTGACGCTGGACGAGATACGACACCCACAAGATACTGCTCATGCCCGCATCTATGACCGCCTGCTGGAAATGTGTGTTCCTGTTTCCTGCATCGGCGTGAGTTTCCGCAAAGAAACAGCGCAGGAAAAGCTGGAACGCATGAAACTTTTGATTGGATAAACCCAAAACATTGGAAAGCAAAAATTGCCGGGTGCAAAAGTCACCCGGCTACAAGGAATTGGAGGTCTGCCTATGAATTTGAATCGGCCCGACAAGACCGAAACTGTGAAATCCGAAAATTATACGAATAAGTTCTTGCAAAAGGACTCGAATCCCACTACAATGGAGGTGGTCACTCAAACCAATGCCGTCAAGTCTCTGATTGACAGCCCGAAAACCACGAAGCTGGTGTATACGGTGGAAGAGATCGCACGAATGCTGGCTATCAGCCTGCGCTCTGCCTATAACCTGTGCAACAGCACCACCGAATTCCGTGTCCTGCGGGTAGGCGGAAGCATCCGTGTACCGAAGGACAGCTTCGATGCGTGGCTCAATCGGGCAGCTTGATAAGGAGGCAACAGTATGGCATATATTACGAAGCGCGGCAACTCTTACAGCGTTCGATACACCTACGAAGATGAGCACGGCAAGAGCTGCGACAAATGGGAGAGCTTTCCCACAAAAGAGGAGGCAACGAGCCGAAAGAAACAGATCGAGCACGAACTGGCGGCAGGCACTTTTCTGATTCCGTCCTCGGTGACGGTGGCAGAGTTCCTCATGGATTGGCTGCCCAAGCAGTGCAGCAAGCACAAGTGGGCACCCAAAACCTACGAATCCAACCTTTCCACCATCCAGAACCTTATTATCCCCTATATCGGCAGCATGGAGATGCAGAAACTCAAGCCCTACCACATGGAAAACCTCTACACGACCCTGAGCAAAACACCCTGCGGTTCGTATATCGAGGGTAAGAAGCAGAACCTGACCGAAAAGCAGAAGCAGCGGTTCCTTTCCGGCACGACGATCCACGAGGTTCATCGGCTGCTGGGTACAGCCTTCCAGTATGCCGTAGAGTGGGGCATCCTTGTCAAAAGCCCTGTTCCCGTGGACAGCCCCAAGAAGTCCACGCAGGAACGTACCATCTGGACGGTAGAGGAGATGCGGGCGGCTCTGGACAGCATGGAGGACCCCATCCTGCATCTGGCAGTCCACCTCACACTGGTGGGCGCACTGCGAGAGGGCGAGATCGTAGGTCTGACCCCGGAAGATCTCGATTTTGATGCCGCAGATGGCATCGGAACGTTCCGTATCAACAAGTCCATGCAGCGGGTACGAAAAGAAGCCCTGAATCAGGTGGACGATGGCTGCATCATCAAGGTATTCCCGGATAAGTTGGAACGCAGCACCACTTCCCTCATCCTGAAAAGCACCAAAACCGCATCCTCCTGCCGCACCATCTTCATGACCTCTGCCTTGAAAGAGGAACTGAAGAAGTGGCTGAATCAGCTGGCGGCAGACGAGAGGAAAGACCCGGCACGTTACCATGACAGTGGAATGCTGTTCCGTCTGCCCAATGGTCTGGCGGTGGAGCCGGTGCTGATCCGCAAAAAGTTCCTGAAATGGCAGGACGCGCACCCGGAGTTTCCCCGCATCGTCTTTCACGGTCTGCGCCATTCCAGTGCCACCTATCAGCTGGTGATTTCCGGCGGCGATGTGAAGGCCGTTCAGGACACCACAGGACACGCTACGGCAAATATGCTGGTGAACACCTACGCCCATATCCAGCAGTCCTCCCGTGTAGAGCTGGGCAAGAAGTTTGAGGAAGGGTTCTACGCCAAACAGGAAAGCCCCAGCCCGCAGGCTGTGCCCGCCGCAGGCGAACCGACCATCTCTATGACTGCTCTGCTGGAACTGCTGAAGAATGCAGACCCCGAAGCAAAGGCTCAGCTCCGTCTGGCTCTGCTGACCTGATGCAAAATTTACCACGCATTTCAAAGCAATTCCAGCCCATGCAGAGGATTCCCACGAAAACACCAACCGTGCAAAAACCGTGCATTGACCGTGCAGGCCCCGATTTTTCGGGGTTACATAACAAAAAAGAACGCCAAATCTTACGATTCAACGCTCTTTTGTAAGTGCACCTCCAGGGACTCGAACCCTGGGCCCACTGATTAAGAGTCATTCCAGCCCGCACTCCATTGGTGCAAAAGCAAAAATAAACAACGAATATACGCTATTCTACAAAGGACTGCGCAAATACGAAAAAGCACCGTGGTAGTCAATCGGTAGTCACACTCGCCCTCAAATCGAAAATATCAAAATACGATACCAAATATCATTTTGCTGATATAGATTATCCTTTTATGCTACACTCTCCGCAAAGGAGATATGGCTGATGTTAAGGATTTTGTTGTCCGTCCGCTTAGGCGAAAAGCGATGGACTCAGAAGCAACTTGCAGACGCAACTGGAATCCGGCGAAACACAATCAATGATCTTTACCATGAGATGACCGACCGGGTATCTTTGGAACAGCTTGATTTGATTTGCAAAGCCTTGGACTGCAAAATCTCCGATCTTCTGGTTCAAGAAGAAGATTTGGATGATTTGACCCGAAGCAGGCTTGCAACGCCACGGTGCAGATCCATAACGTCCGACAAGTAAGTTATCCCCTTTCCCCGGACACTTCGGTGTCTGGGGACTTTTTTTGCCCAAAATCTTCCTCATCCAAATATACAATCCGCAATTCCGCTTCAATCTCAATACATCCAGCAGGGCGATAAATAAATTTATTTTATTTATATTTTCATGTTTTTGCTGTTGTCTTTTTCTTAAAGATGGAGGATACTATAATCACAGCAAGGGAGTACGACCGGAAGGCAAGGGGCGAAGTAAGAGCCGGGAGCGCAGTAAGTCGTGAGCGCATGCTAAGTCAGTAACCCACTCCCCTGCTGCTTTTTATTTTATCTTTTCAGCCAAAGAAAGAGAGGGCATTATGAAAAAGTTTGATCTGTCCGCCATCATGTGCAAGGCATGGAAGCTGTATCGCAAGGGCGTGGGCAGTTTTGCCGAAGCTCTGCACCGGGCATGGAACAGCGCAAAGGCCGCCCCGATCAACGCCCAGCGCATCGAGGAAGCCCAGCAGGCCGCCGGGGTGGCCGAGCCTGTGAACACATGGGCAGGATGGAAAGCCGCCGGGTACATGGTGGAGCATGGCGCAAAGGCTCTGTTTCAGGCGGTGCTTATCCACAGCAGCAAGGGGGACGGCCAAACCTACAGGGCATCATTCTTCGGCGCTTCTCAGGTCAAACAACTACCCTCTGACTAAAGGAACAGCCGCCAGCATTACGATGTTTGCTGGAGGCTGTTCCTTTTATTTTTCCTGTTCATCATCGCTGAGATATATGCACTGACCGTCCGGCATCACAAAAGCCAGCTTACATCCGCATAATTCTGCCACTTTGAGAAGATCACTGGCAAACCAGCTATTTTTCCTAATTTTATTATTTACAGCCTGATTGCTGCTCATTCCCAAAACGCTTGTCAGTTCGGCCTGTTTCTTTCCTGACATTGCCAAGAGACCCTTGATAACATCCGAAACACTCATAATGTCAACACCTCCTTGTTGATTATAAGAATACATCTTTTTGAGCTATTTGTCAACCAAAAATATTTGCAACGAAATCAAAAAAGTTTATCTTTTTCATTGACAAGTAAATCAAAAAGATGTATAATATAGGTGTCAGGAGGAGCGGGAAGCTCACCGGAAAGGAGAACAGACCGATGGATGAAAAAGTAAAAGCTCTGAAAGAGCTGCTGGAAATCTTGGTCGAACATCCCGATCTTGCAGAGCGGATAACGATCACGATTAAACCCAACAGAATCATTCAGAGCAACGAGACCCCCACGGATAACAAGTAATCCGTAAGAGCAGGGCGGCGGGTAGGAGCCGCCGCCCTCGCTTTTTAATTATAACCACCCACCGATGAAAAATCAAGGAGAATATATATGAACAGAGAGCGCAGAAAGGCCCTGCAGGCCATCGTTGACCAGCTTGAAACCCTCCAGATGCAGCTTGAGGAAATCCAGACCGAGGAAGAAGAATACCGGGACAACATCCCTGAAAACTTCCAGAGCGGCGAGCGGTACGAGCGTACCGAGGAAATCTGTGAAAGCCTGTCCGATGCGGTAAGCAGTCTGGAAGATGCCACCAGCAGCATTGAAGAAGCGATTGAGTAAGGAGAAGCGCCATGACCATCCGAGAGTTTGCAAAGCTGAACAATTTTCCCATCAAGGGCAAGCTGACCCGCATTCCTGATGAGGTCGAATACGACTTCAACGACCGGCCGCACAACTGCAAGCGGTACGTTGACGAAGATTTCAATGAATACGGCATCCATGAGGACGGCTTCATTGTTGCCATCCCCTGCGAAAAGGCTTGGGGGTTCAGCACCAAAGAGAAGTCCCGGATTGCCGCCATGATTGAAAAAGAGCGCCAGGAAGCCGCTGAGCGCCGGATGTTCGGTGATTGATGGGAGGTATGAACTGAATGCTTACGCTTGAGCAAGCGCTTCAGCACGGCGCCGCCGTCGGTGTCAAATACTATGTGAAAAACAGCTATGACAAAATCGTTGGCGGAACCTGCACAGAAGAACAGGCGCTTTCCATGAAGAAGCGCTTCGAGGAAGAAGACAAGCACAACCCTTGGACAAAAGGATCCACCCGCTTTTACATTACCAAAATAGGATGAGGTTTACTATATGAATGATTTGGAGCAGGCTCTCCGCATCCTGCGCGGAAGCAAACAATATAATTTCAATGGCACGGTTTTGACTGTGATCGGCTATTATACCGGCAAGCGCATTTCCCTTGATTTGGGCAAGCTGGATGCGGATATGCTGGAAGCCCTCACCCCAGATGAGGAAGCCGATGACGGCGACATTTGGTAGTTTACAAACAAAAAAATCCCCCTGCACTGGCCGATGAAGTCAATGCAGGGGGATTTTGTATGCCGCCGGGGCGGCGAAATGTAAAAATCAAGAGTGGAACATCTTTTTCAAGATATGCCGCTCTCTACAAAAGCCATAGCTTTTCAAGTGGTTCTATTTTAGCTGGCGTTTTTATATCCGTCAAGCCTTTTTGGTACTCAGCGCCGCGGTCATAGCGTCAAAAGCACGCTCAATGACCGCATCCAGCACTTCATCCGTGATTGCCCACTGGATGATGGCCGGGCATTTGGTGCGGAGGGCGGCGAAGACCTGCTTTTTCTTCTTCGCCCCCTGCCCCGAACCCATAATGGACTTTTCAGCCCGGTTCACCAGATCCAGCGCCAGATTCTTAACAGTAGCCTTGTAGCCCAGCCGGATACCGCCGACTGCCAGCGAAACAAAACCCGCCGCCATCAGAATGACAGCGACAGGCACGGGAATAAAACTCAGAATAGCTTCCATGATGGTTTCCTCCTATGTCACAGATACTTGTTGGCCCCAGAAATTGCCCGCCAACTGGCAGGGCCGCAGATGCCATCCACGGCCAGCTTGTGCTTCTCCTGCGCTTTCAGCAGGGCGTTTTCGGTTTTTTCTCCAAAAATGCCGTCCGGGGTCAGCCCCAGCAACCGCTGGAGCATCTTCGTGGCGGTTCTGTTCACATCGCCCACGCTGCCCCGGCGGATCGTCGGCAGGATGAACGTGTTGTAGGTCGTGCTGGGATAGTGTTTCGGTGCATCGCAGAGCCACGTCGCCTTTGTGTCGCGGGTGTCAGTATGTACGATGGCGCAACCATCATACCAGTAGATACCCACCGCCTTGAAGTACTGGGTGGCAATGATGCCCAAAGCCACAGGGTTGATGTTGCGGTCTTTCATGCGCCAGTCAGCCGCCATCCCATAACGGTGCTTGCTGCCCGAACTGCCTTTAACCGCCGCATTATGCGGAATACAGCGGTAGCCGCTGGTAATTTTGATGGGCTTGCCCAGCTTTTCTCGGACAGCCTGCATCTTCTCTACCAACTCCGAATCCACCATCTGCCGAGTACACCCGCAGGGGCATTTGAACTCCTCACGGGTGAAATTTTTGCTCAGGGCTGATGTGTCGCTGGCCTGATATACGATGACTCTCATGTAGAAAACCTCCTTCAAGAGAAGTCGTGCTTTTGAAGCCGCTCGTTGTACACCCGCTTGATATTCGCTACCGCACAGATGCAGCGGTTGTTTTTGTAGTCGGGGTGACTGCGGCAGTAGTCCTCATAGGCATCAATGATGGCTAAAATCTCGATAAAATGCTCCCTCGTGTGGTGCTTATCATCAATCAGCTCATCATTGAAACGCAGGATCTGAGTACGCAGAAGATTAGCATTGCGCTCATCATCAACTTGGATATGCTCCTCCAGCTTTTTCTGGGTCTGCTTCTGCTGTTCCAGCACTTCAGCATTCAGGGCGTGTCCGATGATTTTCGCAAGCCTGCTCCACGGATTGATCTTGATGGGCGAAACCTCAATGAGCGAGAGCAGCACCAAAACCATCCCGCCACCGCTCCAGAACAATTCTTTCAGATTCACAGCCATCCCCCTCACTGAACCAGCGCGGCGATTGCCTGCAAATCAAAAATCGGAGCATCAAAAAACGCTCTCGCCCACAGCCAGTAGTCTTCGGACTCCGGGCGGCGGTACTTTTGGCAGAGTGCCGATGCCCAAACCCGGTTCCAGCGGGTCTGATAGTCCGCATCCCGACGCTCAAGGCTCCGCTGGATGTTTCCTACCAGATCCCCGCGCAGGGTGCCGTTACCGTCATCATCCTGCACAAAGCAGTCCATGCCGTTCTGGCTCCCCACAGCACACACACGCTGGTTTTTGTGCATAAGAAAACCGTCCTGACAGGTCAGGGCGGTTCCATAAGGAATATTCACTTTTCCATCTATGCCGTCGAAGCGCGCCCGGCGGCGGGCGATAAAGCGTTCATGCTCCACCATGGGTTAGACCTGCTCTTTCTTCTCGGCGAGCATACCGGTCAGCTCGGAGTAGTGCTCATCGGTCAGTTTGCCGGCGGCGTAGAAAATATCGATCTTCTCCGCCAGACCATCGGTACTGCCGCGCTCGATCATGCGCTTGCAGGTGCGATACAGAACCATTTCCGTTGCTTTGCTCATTGCGTTTTCCTCCTATCAGGTATTCTCAGTGTCATCCGTATCGGAGACATTCAACTCCAGAAGGGTCAGGCGATAAGCCTGATCCACGTTCATCTCGTCGGCATCCTCGATGGCACTTTTGGATTCCATGATCCAGCTGCCGATGTCGGTCTGCTCCAGCATGACCGTTTCCAGCTCATCGCCCATCTGATCGCGGTCGAACAGCTGGTACGGCGTCCCGGCATAAGAAATGCCCGAAGCATCAGGCTCCGGGCAGAGGATATAACAGCCGTTGTCGGCTTTTTTGATGTAGGTCACGTCCTCGGTCAAGGCAAGGACGGTGCCATCACTGGCTTTGATGATTTTGTTGAACAAGGCACTCTACCTCCAAAAATAGCGTAGCAAAGCCGCCGCAGACGCAGCAGCCGCCCGTGGTCATCAAAATTTTTGTAGTAGGCTTCTTGGCAGTTCATATACTGCGCCACCTCCTGCAGGGTACGTTTCCCGGCCAGCCATTCCCGATGAAACAGCTTCAGCTTCCGCCGGGCGCGTATCACACCATCACGGCTACCATTGACTTTGATTTTTCCGGTCTCGGTCAAGGTAAAACGAGCCTTGCACCAGCGGAACGGCTTCGTCAGCGGGATGATCTTGCATTTCTTCTTGTTGACCGGGATGCCGCGGATTTCAAACTGGCGCACGATAGCGCGGCCCAGCTTTTTCAGATCTTCGATATCCGGGAGAATGATGCAGTAATCATCCATGTAGTGCCCGGCGCTGTGCGTGGACATTTGGCATTTGATCCAGTTGTCCACGGCACTGGGCATCGCCGCCATTTCCTGCTGGCTCGGCTCAACGCCCAGCGGCATCCCACGGCCCGGAAATTCGCCGGGAGCAGTATCAATAATGGTATCTGCTATCCGCCGAAAATCAGGGTTCAGGATATACCGCTGGTGCCGCTGATAGATGATAGAATGGGGTGCATAAGGAAAGAACTTCTTCAGGTCGAGCAGCAACACCCCGCCCGCACGGCCATACTTGCGGTAATGCCGTGCCAGCTGCTGTTTGATGCGCTTGATCTGCCAGTGCAGTCCCTTACCAATCCGGCTTGCACCGTTGTCATAGATCATGCTGGGGTCGTAAAGCGGCTCCAACACTTCCTTGCTGATGACCTTGTGGATTTGTCGGTCTGTAATATGAGGAGCGTCAATCCCACGAATCTTGCCGCGTTCGCAGACCGTGAAATGAACGTATTTCTTAGGCCGCCACCTTTTTGCCAAAATAAGCCGCCGCTGCTTCGCTGTGTGGGAAAACAGATGCCGCTCAAAGTTCTGCGTGCTCTGCTTCCAGCGTACACCGTTGCAGCATTTCCGGCCATATTTGAACATCGTGTGGTAACTGAATACTTCTTCCAACGAACCGAGGGCGGCACAACGAGCTTCCTGTCTGGCTCGGCGTGCTGCCCGGCGGCGCTGGTATCGTGCTTCATGGCGCTCCTGACTTGTCATAAAAGTATTCGCTCCTCGTACAGATGAATTGTAGGGCATCGTCTAATCTGCTTTATGCCGGCACATGAAACGCGGTAAGATGCATCCCGCGCCATGCAAGAAGCGTCCGTGTCAGCATATCGAAAAGCAGTTTTAGAGGTTTGACCCTCAGGGAAGTACCTCTCCTTTTGCTATGGTCGTCTTTCACCTATGGCTACTCCATGTGACCAAGCATTGCAAAATCCGGGCACAACACCATACGCATTGTTAGCGTTGTTATAGTCCAACGACCCCGACGACGAAACCGCGCAGAAGTTGTTGTTGTTGATGTTGTTGTTGTAGTTCGGCGACCGCAGCCACCAGACCGCCGCCGCAGGAATTGACAGAGATACACCCACTTAAAAATCAGGCTTTCCGATTGACCGTTCCGATCATGCCTTGCAGCAGGTCGTTTTCCCTGTCAATCAGCTCACCCAACTTTTGAGCCATTTTGTCCAGTCTTTCAGTTGCTTTCTTCGCATCGACACTTTTCCCTGAGGGAGTTGTGAAACATCCCTGCGGGTTCTGGGTCATGATGAGATAGCAGTGAGTCAACCGAACATCCAGCGCCATCAGAGATGCCCGCGCTTCCAGAAGATGTGCTTTACGAAGCTTGCGTCGCTGATCGTCGGAGGGATAGATGCTGTTTGCCTTTTCGGCGTGGTCTATCACCTCGCCTGCCAGCTTTGCAACCGGTTCTGCAATCAATCTGGAATACCTTGCGGAAATGCGGGTCAGGAAGTTTATCGTTTCAATGTAAATCGCATTGGCGACATTCACATACTCCGCCTTGCTTTCTGTGCGCTTGGATTTCAAAACTGACATGATGCTTTAGTCTCCTTTGGGGTCATCAAGATTGATTTCCCCTTGCTCTCGCTCAACTTCTTCCAGATGCTTGAGCAGCACATACTCTATGTAGTTCGTGATGGACCGATGCTCTTTTGTCGCAAGAACACCGATTTTGTCAAAAACCTCATCGGACAGGCGCAACGTAAAGACGCGCTTGTTAGTTGCCATACAATACCTCCTAACGAACAGGTTTTGAAAGTATTGTATAGCGTTTTTTATGGCGTGTATGCACTCAAAAGACAGCTGAGTGATAGCACTTTCAGCATCTTTTTTCAAAAATTCTCGCGGGGCGCTGACGCGCCCTTTGGATTTTTTGAGGGAAATTTGCTGGTTTCCGCCCACTTCCGTGGGCTTGAGTAGGTCGAGAACCCCTGTGGGGGGATTAGACTACAAAGCCGGGCACAACACCATACGCATAGTAAGCGTCGTAATAGTCCAACGACCCCGACGACGAAACCGCGCAGAAGTAGCTGAAGCCGATGTAGTAGTTCGGCGACCGCAGCCACCAGACCGCCGCCGCTCCGGTGGCGGAATGTTTATTGGCAACTTTGCTGTTGCCCGCTTTGAAGTAATCGTACTGTGCCTGATAGTTCGGCTCCGCATCATTGCAATACTGGTGCGTTGCAAAAACCTCATACTCGGACAGCAGGAACAGATAATCCGTGGTAGAGGACACGTTGCTGGCGGTATTGCCGCCGCCCTTATTATCCGTATACTTCGTGCAGGACTTCATCACTGCCCGCAGATCAGAGGGAAGTGCGGCCATCAGCGTGTTCGCGGTCGGGCTGGTGGGAGAGCTTGCGCTCCCCAGTACCTTGCTTCGCATCTGACTGCTTCCCCAGCCGCCAGAGTTCGTGTTGCTGGTGTTCATCGTGAATGCGCCAGACGTGGAAGTCGTGCTGCCGTAGCTGCTATCCACCAGACCAACAAACTTGCCGCTGATCTTACCCAACAGGAAGTGGATGCGGTTGCTGCCCTCCTTGCCGGAATTGTGGTTGAAACCGATGATAAAGGCATCAACTTTCAAGCTGGAGATCGTAGTCGCACCCACCTTGCCATTGATGGTCACGGACTTCATGGCACCAACAGACCAGTAGTTTGCACCCTGCCCAGCATCGCTGACGGCCTTGATGACTGCCCAACTGTTGCTGCTGAGCGTTTTGGACACCAGCGTAACGGCCACCGTGAACGTCTTGCTGGACGGTGCAGTATAGTTGGTATCTGCACCCACATTGACCGTAATAGTGGCACTGCCGGTCGCCTTTGCGGTCACCGTGATGGTGGTGCCGGAAACACTTACCGTTGCAATGTTCGTACTGCCAGAGGATGCGGTCACCGTACCGCTGCCCGGCCGCGTAACAGTGATGGTGCCAGAGGTTTTCGGGTAGGTCAGGCTCAGACTGCTTGCGGACAGCGTAATACTGCCGGTCGCCTTGCCGATCGTCCACGAAGCGCTCTTGGCCGTAGTCGTCCCATCCGACCACTTATAATTGGAAGTCGGGGTAAAGGTGGCGCTGTAGCTGCCAGCGTTGGTTGCGCTGCTCGTGCCGCCGATCGTCAGCTGAGAACTGTTATAGTTGCTCCACGACGGGGACTGCGCCGAGCCATTATAGGTCACGCTGCCGGTCTGTGCCGGCACATTCTTGACCTCGGCTCGGCCAATCGTCCACGACACACTCTTGGCTTCCTGCGTGCCGTCCGTCCAGACATACTTGCCGATGGGCGTAAACGTGGCCGTATAGGTGCCAGCATTGATGCCGGAGGTCACGCCCCCGATCGTCATCATGCTGCTGTCATAGCCTTTCCATGTGGGACTCTGGGTGGAGCCGGTATAGGTCAGGCTCCCGCTCTGGGCGGGCACGGCCTGAATCGTCAGGGTCAGCACAGAAAGCGCATCAATGGCTTCCTGCACATTCGCCGCCGAAATGCCGGACTTGCTGTTGTCGTAGGAAATATCTGCCGCAGTGCCGCCGGACGAACCGCCGCCACCGCCAGCATTAAAAGGACCCCATGCCATAAGATTAACCCTCCTTTGCCGCTGTTGCGGCCGTGATGATGTGGTACTGCGCCGAAATCGTAGCTGTTGGCACCGATGCCGCACGAAGCCGGAGGATGCCGGCACGGCTTTCGGTCGCAACAAAATTTGCCGCTCGTGCCACTGCGCTGCTCGCCGGGGCAACATCCACCGCCACATAGTCAGCCGCCGTTAAGCCGCTGATTGCAATGTCGATGTAGTTCGTATAGCCGGGAACACTGCTGTCAGTTTTCCAGCCAGTTGCAGGGATAGAAAAAGAAACGAACTCCGTTTTATCCGCTTTTACTCCATCCATTTCATCCAAAGCAGCGGCCGCGGCATCAGCCACCTGTGCCGCCCGATCTTTTGACTTCTGGGACACAGCCCGAAGCTGGGAAAGGGTCGTGAGCTTTTCGCTCAATAGGATCACCTCGTATAATAAAATAGTAGTATTTATAGACCGCTCTCCAGCGGAATGCT